TTTATTAGAAATCTTCGATGAGGTGGAAAAATGATACTGATTGATATACCTAGTTGGATGATAATGATTGGTTGGTTCTTTACTCAAATATTTAAAGTAGTAACCACCATGTTTATCTTGGTAATGAGTTTAAATAAAATAGATGTATGGAGAAATAAATGAGTAAGTGGCAGGTGTATAAAGATAAGAAGGAATTGCCTATATGTTGTGGTGTGTATGTGATGTATAAGGATGATCAGGTGATATACATAGGTATTTCCAAGAATGTACGACAGAGATTTACGAAACATAAGATAAAAGACTGGGATTATGTAAAGATGAAGCCTGCCACTACTTATGGAGCTGCACATGACCTAGAAGAGCAGTTAATTAAAAAGATTAAACCTCAACTAAATAGTCAAGGTAGCAATCGTATGCAGTTATCTACACGACATAGACTTACTGTGCAACCTGATGTATACCAACGATTTAGAACATTTTGTTATAGTCAAAACATAAAGATGAAAGAAACCTTGAATAAGATTCTTGAAGGGTTTTTGGATGCAGCAGAAAATGGCAAGTAAATCTAAATCAAAAGGAAATACGTATGAAAGGGAACTCGTAGAGCAACTTGCAAAAGCGGGTTACAAGGTAAAACGCGCTTGGGGATCAGATGGTAGAAGTATGGGGTTTACAGAAGATGTGGATATAGTGGCAAAGAAGGATAAAAAAACTTTGAAGATACAAGCAAAAAGAAGAAAAAGTATTCCTCAATGGTTAGCCTTCGGGAATTGTGATTTGGTGATGACCAGGGCAGACCGAGGAGAAACGGTGGTACTAATGAAAATGAAGGATTGGTTAAAATGAGAGATGAAATAGCAGTACATAACCCTGAAGCGATTGTTTATGACCCAAAAGAACTGGATGCTGCCATTTTAGGAGTAAGTCATTGTGGTAAGGTGGTATATAGCTATACCAAACTGGTGGAGTTATTCAAAGAAGTGAATGATTGGACAGATGAAGAGTCGGTGGAGTGGGTGCAGTACAATGTAGTCGGTGGATACTTAGGTAAGTTTAATCCAATCATAGTCTATGACTTATTACACGATTAACATAGAGATTAAAGAAAGACTTTCTTCCTCGCAGATTTTAGCTGAAATGCGCGAGGGAGCAATAGAATGGGGGTATTGCATAGGCAAAACTCCAACAAAAAGAGAAGAAGTACAGAAATTTGGTAACAATTACTACATGAAAGTAGGATATAAATAAGGAGATGCAATGAAAGTAGATACATTTTTTAAGCTAAGTGATGCGTTTTTAGAAGAGTGTAAAAATATACAGATAGAAAAAGGTCGTGAATACACCGTTGATTCAAGTGACAAGTTCAAAAACTTTAAATCTATTGGTCAACGCTTAGACTTGGATGCAAAAATGGTAGCTTTAGTGTATATGTTAAAGCACATGGACTCAATACGCGCTTATATAATTTCAGGAAAAGAAGGATCAGAAGGACTCAAGGGAAGGTGTCAGGACTTAGTGAACTATGCAATTATGTTATGGGCGATGGATCATGAAGAAAAAGCATTTGAAAAGCTAGATAAAGAGATACATGAAAATCCATTAGGCGCAGGATTTGCCCATAAAGACCTGAAAGATGCCTGATTTTAAGTATTTCTATGAATATGAGGTAGGAGTAGAGCGAGTAAAATATCAAGGGGATCAAGGAAAGGGCAGTTGTCCACTTGGTACACATGAAGATGTAAAACCCTCTTTTTCTTTTAACCTTACCAATGGTCAATGCAAGTGTTTTAGCTGCGGATGGAAGGGAAATGCTTACTTACTTGCAAAGGCTTTAGACATGAAGAATCCTGAGAAGATGATTAATGGTGAAGCTCCTGTAAAAAACGGGCATATACCCCATAAAAAACGCGAAATAAAGGGAATTTTGGATGCTATCGCGGGTAAGTATATAGATAATGTACCCGCGCAACACTTACAGTCCTTACCAAGACTGAAACAAATGAAGGTAGGTTATACCGATGATGGACTCAAAGTATTTAATTATTTGGATCAAAATGGCAAGGTTACTGGAATTAAAATACATAAATCGTATTGGGTGGAAGGAGATAAGCATTGCCAAATCTATGGATTGAATCTTTTACAGGATTACGATAAGAATAAACCCTTAATTATATGTGAAGGTGAAACCGATATGTTGGTTTGTCCTAACAATGCTATCAGTTTTAGTGCAGGGGCAGGGTCAGTACCTGAAGATTTAAGTCCAATCCTTGATTTTAAGTATATCTATATCGCGTATGATAATGACACGCCAGGTCGAGAGGGTGCAGAGAGACTGGCGCAACGAATTAAGACTGAAAGCAGAGGAATTAAGGTATATACTACTACTTGGAGTGAATATCTACCTCAAGGATACGATATACGAGATGAGTTTACTAAGTATAAGGAAGATGAAGAGTACCAATACAAAGAATTAAAGGCTAGTATTCAAAATGCAGTTGAATATAAGCTACCAAGCAGAGGATATGATGTTATTGATACCTCGGACTTAACCGCATCATACAATACCCCACCCGAACCGATCGTACAATATCTCCTTTACGAAGGTGGGGTTAGCTTGGTGGCGGGAACAGATGGAGTAGGAAAAACTTGGTTTGTATTGCAAATGGCGTATGCTATTGCAAGTGGTACTGAGTTTTTAGGATTTCATGTGAATAAAAAAGATGTATTGTTGATCCAGTTTGAACTCTCGTTAGAGCAACTATCGAATCGAGTCAAGGCAGTACGAACCAACTTCCCCGAAGATACTAAGGTGCAAATAGCAAGATTTGATGACAATGATATGATGTTTACCGATCAATGGCAGAAGATTAAGGATACAGTAGAGGATGTAGGTCTTAAAAATGGGGTTATAATCGTAGATAATATCTATACGAGTACCAACCAAGACCTTAGTGATAATAACGCCTTACAACAAATCCTGTCGATGATACAATTAATTAAAACTCAGACAGGCAACTCTATAGTTTTGGTAGGACACCATAACAAAAGCAGCAACCATGATGAAGAACCGATATTAAGTAAGGGACTCATTCATGGGGGTAAACACTTAACCAATTATGTACACAATGTATTTCAGATCGGAGATAGCACTTTAGGAACAGATTTACGAAGAGGTAAAATTACAAAGGTAAGGGATGAACATTGTGAATTAAATGGTATGGCTTTTAAACTGAATTGGAATCGGGAAGAGGTACTATTTGAAAGAGGTGCAGTCATTGTAAATGAAAAACTGCATTGTGTAGAAGCCAATGAAAAATGGGAAATCAAGTTATTAAAAGATTTCTACTTGTATACAAATAAACAAGAATTTGATCGGAAAAGAATATGGAGTTTCTTGGAAGCGGATCAAGGTTGGATGCCCACTACTTATAATATAAATAACAAATTAACACGCTATTTAAAAACTATGATTAAGTGGGGATATTTAATAAAAAATGCACATGGTTCTTATGGTTTTAACCATGCAGAAATGGAGTAGAGCCTGTGTATGTATTTAATGGTTATATGGTTATTTGAGGTGTTTTTATGAATTGGTTTCACGAGGAATATAACCAAATAACCATCATATAATGAACGGGGTTAGTTAACTATGAAAATAAGTGGATTATTATGTTGTAAGAAATGTGGAGTTTATGAAACTGAAGGTATGTATAGATATGCTAATGGAAGGAAATATTTTGTAAATATATACTATTGGTCAAACTTACCAAAGAGAGGGTTGCAGCTAGAAGATTGTCCTAAATGCAACCCAAATGAAAAGCATGACATTGTATATGATTTCTATGGTTAACTAGCTCCTTTCTTCAGAGTATTGTTGTTTTGCAAGTTCTTTTGCACTTTTAAATAGTTTATATGCTTCCTTTTTTGTGTAAATATTCTCGTATACATCATAAAAATCATCTATTTCATCATTATAGGAAATCCGAATATCATAATAATGGTTACGATTTTCCCATAAATCACGATATTCTTTTTCAACTGAATACAATAATATGCTTACATCATACCCACATATTCTTTCGCTATATACTACATCTTGCAACATCTTATGCGCTCCTTTCTTCAAAGTATAGATTGATTTCTTCTAGGTAGTGATCTCTTGTTTTAATCGGGTCTTTGATAAAACTAGCTATAATCTCACAAAAGTCTTTCCTGGTCAACAAACAATTATCAATATCTAGTTCAAAGAACATCATCACATCTTCCTTATCTATTTTTTCTAATGGTAATTTCATGTTAACTCTCCTTTTTCGCTATTGGTCTTTTATCCTCAGAACTGTATTTATCCATAAAGTTCATGAAATCCTTTAATATCCAATTCAAATGTTGTTCACATTTTTGGCAGCTTTTGGCTTTGGTGCATTTTTTACACTTCATCTCTGCAACTCCTTCTTATTTATTATTTTTAAAATATTCTTCTAGTGCTTTCCATACTACTTGCTCTGTTGCCATTATTTTTCTAGCAAGTAAAGTTTCTGTTACTTCATCTTTCCTAAACCATTCACTTCTCCATAGGTAGTACGACTCTTCAAATAATTGCCCTACTATATCAGCAATATATTTTTTACTTATTGCAACATCTTTTTCATATACTTTTACTTTCATCTTTGTAACTCCTTTTTCATGTTGATTTGCTTGGTTAACATCAAAGCGGTTTCTCTCCATGAATCGGTGTTATTCCGCTCAATGTTTAGATCTGTTTGATATTTGGCTATTATACCACCTATCACTATGATTAATACTGCTACTAGGTTGATCATTATTTACTCTCCTTTATGTATAGATTTACCCACTTATTTGTATTTGTTGATCGTAATCCTTTACTATCAACATCTACTTTGTAAACATCTGCTTTAATATTGCCTTTTTCATCATCAAATACATTCAAATCATAGATTTCACCCTTGTATTTGCAATCTTCCCAAGTTTCCCAACCTTCATATAAATCATCTTGTTGATTGACAATTTTATTTGCTTGTTCTGTTAAAAATATCTTTGCTGAATCTGTTAATCTCAATTTTACTCTCCTTTTTTCTCCGAGGGGTAAGGGTGGGGCGTTGCTATGCGGAGCTACCCCACCCTTTGAGGGAGAAAATGTTATTTTGTTTTTTGATTCCAATTATCTAATCTTTTGTTATACTCTTTTAAGGCGTTGATTTGATCCATACACCCAAAAATTAATTTTCCTTGCAAAATGGATGGAATTTGCGGCTTTACTGCCATTGTAATTGCATCATCATAATTACTACATGATATATAACTTGCACTTTCCACATCCTCATAAATATCATATTCATTTATTCCTTCATTCATCAAAGCAAATTGTAAAAAAGACCCTAATTCATGTGTACCTTCTAAAATGGTTTCAATACTCCAATTTTCATTATCATAAGATGAAATAAAGCCATCGTATGAGGTGTAATTATCCTTTAAATACTGATTCCATTTATTTTTATGTTTATTCCAATATTTAACAATGTTTTTTGCATTAGGGATAATTCCTACCTCAATAGAATCATTAGAAAAATTATAGTATTTCGGAGATACTAAAGATTGATACTCAATAGATTTCACTAGATTTAAATCCTTTAATATGCCTTCCACTACTAAGGTAATTTCTTGAGATACTTCTTGATAATATGCCTTGTAATCAAATTCCAAGTCATCCAATTCAATCGGATCTAAATTATTTTCTAGCCTTATGTCATTAATGTGATCTAATTCATATTCCTCATTTGGTTCATAGATTGATCCATAAAACCCGTTAAATCCTGGTAAAAATGTATTTACTTGCATAGCTTTTATTCTCCTTTGGTTTATTGTTTTACGATAAAAGAAATATCTTTTGATAGTTCTTTTTGTATGTTTGCTTTGCTCATTTTCGCTCTTAATCCTACAATTACATTTTTACCATCATTTTCCTCAGTTCTAAGGTCGGTTTCGTCCCCATCAATTACTTTAATTCCATCGTATTTATTTGGTAGATCCGTTTTTGAATCAAATACCATTGCAACATTGAAACCCTTTTTAATTTGGCTTTTTGTTGTTTTGGTTTGTCCAAAGTGAGAATAGGTTAAAGAATAATTTGAAGGGGTTTTTCTATTTGGGATTTTTGTATAATCGTAAAATTGAACATTTGGGAATAATTCAAAGATTGTTTTATTATCCATTGATTTAATCTTGATATTTTCCCATTTAATATCCGAATATGCATTTAATCTAAATGTGGGTATGAATCCGTAGTGTTCACTATATAAAACGGCTTTTGTAATATCCTCAATTAACTCATTTAAAAAGTTTTCCCTATCCTCAAAAAACCTTTTTGTTTTCTTAATTCTAGATTTAATTACATTTGGATAGCTGCCATTACCATTCTTACCAACACAAACAGAACTGCAATTACTTTTTTTATCATTGTTCTCATTTGTGCTTAGTTTGTTAGCAAATGGACAAACATTATACCCACTTATATCACTATGAGATAAACTCAAGTAATATGAATGTACTTTTAATTTGAGATTCTTTTTAGCCTTATAGTTTTGTAATGGATTGCTCAATAATTTTCCGTAATAATTTTTAGTCATTTTATTATTTCTCCTTTGTAGAGGGTGAAAACAATTCCACCCCCTTAACTTTCCTATTAAAAAAGGGTTTATTGGTTGTTGTCCAAGTCGGTTAAAGAAATCATATGTTTGTTTATTTCTCTTGATAGCTTTTTAGCTGAATCAATCCAACTTTGATCAATATCATCTTTGGTAAAACCTTTATCAATAGCATAAGCAAGTACATATAATAGTTCAGATGCCTTGTCTAATTGCTTTAGAGTTTTTTCCATTTTCTCTCCTTGTTAACTGTTTGTATTAGCTCCGCATGAGCTGTCTAATATTACTAAGTAATAATTGTCATTCCTAATAAAAAGTAATAATAAGTTATATAAAGTATTACAAAGTTATATAATATAATATAAGACCGCACCGCACACCGCACCGCATTATAAATACTTAATTATATTATACTTACAGCGCAGTATATATAAAAGAAATCGGCAGCTTATATTATAAGGAGGGCAGACCAAACAACGAGCGAACAACCATGTCAACCACCCCCCCCCCAT